AGGTCTTTGGTCTGAAAACCAACTTCCTCCCATTTAATTGGAAGAGTTTTTAGTTCTTCGTTTAACGGAAGCTCTTTTTTACATGTAATATCATCAAACATTCCCATAATTTTATTTTTTCTAAATTAATTTCGTTAATACACTTTTTTCGTTGCAAATATAGTCACAACTAGTCCAATCTCTATCTGCAACATGCTGGTCGTAATTATCATTAAGAGCAACAAATCTTTGTTTTAAATCTTTTTTAGTTTCATTGCTTAGTTTGCCTTTTAACAAAAATAAAATATCATCAACATCTTTGTCATCTAAATCAAAGACAAATCTAGTACCATCATATAAGGATCCGTAATTAAATTCCAGTTTTAGTTGAATTGGAGGATAAAATTCCCCAAAACATTTTCCAGAAAAATCAGAGTAGTAAACACACTCTTCTTTTTCGGCTGGTTTGGTTATTTTTTTCATATGTTTATTATAAATTAAAATTTCAATTAGTCCAGCTATCTTTCCAACAAAATATTACATTATCAAACGGTTCTAAGGCTCTTACTAAGTTGTGGCGAATTAATTTATCCCATATTCTATATCTATTGGCCAATCCCCCTCCTAATTGAGATATATAAAACGTTTTTTCTGGTCTTTTTTCTATAATAGTTTTAAGTTTTTTGAGTTCTTCAAAAAACACAGAGGAATATTCTTCTGGTTTGTAAAATGATTCGTCTTTATTGTCAGGAAATTTTTTAGTTATGAATCCAATAGTATGAGGATGATCTCTCAACGCTGCAGCTCCTCCAGTACCCCGTCTTTCAATATTATCTCCAAATACAAAATACGCTGTAGGATCAGAATCTAAAAATTCTCGCGTAATTGTTAAATTTTTATAAATTGCCATAAAGTATGTTAAGTTTTTTACTAAATTATTCAACGACAAAAAAAAACTTCCCAACTTTTTAAGGATGGGAAGTTTAAATTTATTAATATAATATTGTATTAGGTGCCAGCACTATCTCTGCCTGTAACTTGTTGGAACCCACCGGCTGGAATTACAACTTTCCAGTATTGATAACAAATTGTTGTGTTTATAGTAACCACGTTGCCTGTATCTTTGATATCATATCCTTCATCATCAATTGATTGCACATAACAACCATAAAGGTTATATTGGCGAATAGCAATGTTTTGTTTGTTTGTTAACACCATGGACAACACAGCGTCTTGTCCAGGAATTGAGTATTGTCCAGAAGAAGTTGCATCGTCAAAAGTCCTGAAAAGTTCTCTTTCAAGAACACTTCTTAAATGATAGTCTTTATCACATCTGAATGCAATTTTGTAGCCAGCCGAACCAGGATAAGAAGCAACCCCAGGAACGTTAAAGCTTAATCCCATATACGGAACAGCAATGTTGTTAATTGTTCTACCAGGAAGAACTGCTGTTTCAGCATATATAAGATCTTCTGGTTTAACTCCTCCAACTCCAAGCTGGACTATACGAAACTGAAATTTACGAGCGAAATCTCTTTCGCGTGCAATTTGATAGAATGTGCCGATGTTTTGGTCTTGTGTATTAGTAGCCATATATTTAAATAGTTATTAGATTAATTCCGAGAAGTTTTGACTTGTGCGAGTTGCAATGAAGTTAACTAAAATAAATTCAGCAGTACGAACAGGTTTTAAGTAAATATCCACGATCAATTCATTATTATCAATTGAATCTGGTGTATTGTTTCTAGTATCAGCAACAATCAAGTAGTCATACAACCCTTGGGTGTTTTTAGCAAACTCAAATATAGGAGTAATTGTATTAACAATTCTTGTTCTCGTAAATTCAGTATTTGGTTCAAAGACAAAGTATTTGAGGGTTCTGGAAACTGATCTTTCTAATGTTAAGAACAATCTACGAACATTGAGACGATCAAATGCTGTTGGCTTTACTTGTAAGGTTTTTTGACCCATGATGACGTGACCGTCTCCTGTAAAGAAACATACCGGGTTTACTGAAAGCTCGTAAAAACGGTCTCTTTGTTTTTGATTTGGGTTAATAGCAATGTCTAAACAATTGAATGTTCCTCTATTAAGTCCAGCTGGAGCAGACCAAGGTTGAGCGACAGCGTCATTGCGAGCAAAGCAGCTAGCAGCATAACCAGAGAACGGGCACCAGAAACGTCTACCAGAGTAGCCATCATACAATTTAATCCAGTTGGCATACATAGCGGCATAATTGGAATCAAGTGAAGCTATTTTCTTTAATGGTTCAAACACATCTTGAGTAAAGTTTGAATTTTCTTGCTCTATTACTTTGGCATCCTTGCCTTTTATGAACAAATAACGAGGAGGATCAATAATAGCAACGCAATCTTTACGTGTATTTTCAGCAAAGTTAATAAGAGGAATTGCTACAGATAACCAGGATTGTTGAGCTAAATCTAACGTAGCAGAAGTATAATTTATGTATTTTTCATCATCATATGCTTTAGCGCCAGTACCATAAGTTGCTGCAAATATTGTCGATAAACCTCCATCTACCACAACGTCGACTGTATTATTTTCAACACTTTCAGAAGTTCTCAAAGACCTCTCTAATTTAGAAGGAACGCTTCCAATTTCTTTATTAGCTTCCACTGCTCTCGTGTCTGGTGAGTAAACGCCAATTGGGAACAAGCATTTTGCTGCTTCACCAACTGTAATACGAGCTATTGGGTCTTTTGATTTATTGTATGTCCAATCAAATTCTCTGGAAACTTTAGGGTTAACAAACATTTTGATAGTTGGGGAAGAAGAATTAATTGCCTCTTCAATGAAAGAATTTTTTAGAAGACCGCCTGTAGAGCTAACAGTTTTTCTGTTGTGATCAAACGAACCTAAATATTTTTCTGAGGTACCAACTGTAAGCATTGTTGGATCACTCGTGGACCGTCTAACGCGAAATACACCAAGAGATAAGTGATCTTGAAATAAAGGAGTTTCAAAAGCTTGAAATCCTACTTTTTCTAACATTTCAGATATAGAAAGAACTCCTTTTTCACTTTCGTCTTTTGTTGATTGAACAGCAAAATCAAGTCTGTCTGATTCAATATCATCAATTGAATTTGGTCCAACTAAAGTGTATGCTATTTTAACGGAATCAAAATTTGGAGAAGCTAAATCTCCATATACGTCTGAAGTGTATACAGCTGAATTGTCAGCAAATGCAACATAATAACCTTCCCCAGTTTCGTTAATTGAAGTTTGGAGATCATTGAGAATATAAAACCCAGCTGTTACTTCAAACTTTATTGCTGGATTTAAGCCATCAGCGTCAACTTCAATAGGAAATCCATCAGCGTCTCCGATGTTGATTATTGATGAAATTCCGGGAGTTGATGTATCATACGTAGCTCCAATGTTGGTATCTTGCCAAGCAAAATCTCCTTGAAGTAACGAATTGTATTGATTAGAACTAAGTGTTCTGTGTTGAGGAGCACCAATTTTCCATTCAATAGCAGAAAGAGTAGCATTCCAGCCTTTAGCCATTGGATAAAAAACAGCACTATAGCTATTAGCAAATGCTGTACCATTGTCCGGACCGTACGGAAGCCTGACTGTTGTTAAAATACCAGGAGAATTAAGAATTTCTTTACAAGTGTAATGAAAATATCTTTCAGCAGCATTTGTTGGAAGCCCGTAAATAGATTCAAGTTCGCTTGCTGAAGTAATGAGAATTGGCTCACTAACAGGGCCTTGATTTGCAAAGCCTGGAACTAATACGTTTGTTCCGACTGGAGAGTTGAGTCTTAACGACAAATCCTTTTCAGTAATTTGTACACCTGGAGAGTTAATTGTTCGCATATATAATTTACTTATTATTTTTTGGCTATTTTTTTATTTAGTTAAAAGAAAAAATTTGTTTTTTTTCCATATCAAACTGACTAAATTGAAATTCTGCCGTAGTTTCCATCATTTCTCCGTCTTTATATGAATAATTAATTCCCTTTAAGCTCGTAATAAAAGCGTTGTAATATTTAAATTCAGTAACGGTTTCGTTGTATTCATTTAAAGCTAAAATAGAAAAATTTGCTTCGTATTCAGTAAGGTTTCCTGAATTCATAGTTTCTTGTCTACTTTGTTGATAGTGACTATCAGGAGTTCCATCGTATGTGCTTGATCTTGGATTATTTAAAACAGACAACCATTTCCAAAGCACATAATAATTTGTGTAAGTATTGTCTATTACTATGTTGACATTAAGAGGAGCGTAGTTAGGTCTCGTATGAGAAGAAACGTTTATTACTTGTCCTCCATACGGAACTTGAATTGCTGGGACTGTAATATCAGGAACAATTGCTCCAAATACACTCATTTGAATTGAGTCTAAATCTGCAAAGGTTGGGTCTTTTGTTGATAATTTTTTCAACACATACGGTAAGTTTAACACCAAAATAAATTTATCTTTAGAAGACCGATTTAATGTAGATTGTAAAGTTGGATTTGTGCAGTCGTCAGGCATTTGGAGTAAATATTTCAAAACCGAGCTCATATAAAGCTTCGATGTCTAAATCATATTTATCTAATTGTTGTGCTTCTTCTGTTGTAATTCCTCCTAAATTTGGATATATTGGATCCGTGTCGGTTTCAAAAGGCTTAGGAATAATAGTTGAAATTTTTTCTAAATCTCTCAATGCATAAAAATCAGATATATTTTCCCAATAACCGTTTGATTTGATTATTAAAGGTTTGTGCTGCATGTCGTATTCTGCAATACTAAAATATTGAGAACAAAGTTCTGGTTCTAAAATAAACAATGCCCACACTAAAGACATAATTCTATCATCAAAAAAATTATCATTCCGTTTTCGATAAATTCCATTTGGTTGTCTTACAAAAGTTTCAAATTCTGAAATTGTTTGTGGATCGTTAATATGAACACATTGAAGGTGGTTTATCCAATATCTCATGTTTTGTATTCCATCAAAACGTATATTAGTGTGAGATAAAACACCAAGGTTTCTAGTTTTATTGTATTTGTCTTGTTCGGAAATTTTAGTATAACTAGCAATTTTTTCGTAATTGTGTTTATAATATAAAGCATCTATAACTTGAGCTCCGCAATTATTTCTTTCAATTAACATTGGAGGCAAACCCCAAGATTGTCCAATGACACTCAATTTATTTGCAAAATGAAAAGGTTCAATTGCTGCTGACCCATATACAGCGACTTGTTTAATATTTTGTAAATCAGTTACATCTAATACTTGAGCTACAGAAGCTGCTCTACCAATACCCTCTCCAACGTCTACTCCTATTGTATATAATTTGTCTTTGTCTGGATATTCAAAAACAATATATTCTCCGTTTTCTGATGTCCATATAGGAGATTTTTTGTTTAATTTAAATCGTTCTATAACGAGAGCTCCTACGGCTGCAGAAGCGTCATCAAGAAATGTATTACCAAATTCTTGTAAAAATTTTTCTTCAGACCCCCCTAATGCAGCAATCATGGTTCTCTTCCATTCCTCGTCTCTTCCTGGAACATTCCACCAATCAATACGTTCTGCCAACCATCCTTCTAATTTGCCTTTTTCTGCTTCTGCAAATATTTCATAAAATTTGTTACCAACTCCGTTTGGAGTTGATACCATTAATATTTTAGAAGTCTTACCTGACGAAATTGAAGGAATAACTGAAGCCCAAAACTCTTCTAATAAGTGCGGTTCAATAAAAGCAGCTTCATCAATAGCTAAACAATTTAAAGAATCTCCACGAATTGATGTAGCAGTAGTCGTTGATACTATTATACTTGAATCATTACCAAGCGTCATTCCAGTCTTGGCATAATCTTTAACGCCTGGTTTAATATAGTTTGGAAGCTGTTCATACGCCATTCTAATGCGTTTAAAAATATTAATTGCAGTAGCTTCTTTGTTGGCTACAATTGCTGCTCTGTAGTCTTCATTAAAACAAACCATCCAAAGAACAAATATAGTAAGAAGGGTGCTTTTGCCACTTTGACGACAAGACAATAAAGCCACAAATCTGTTATCAGCTAGAGATTTTAACACTCTTCTTTGAGCTTCATACAATTTAATTTTTTCTTTACCTCTATCTAAACTTACAATGTAAAAAAAGTTTTCTGCAAAATACGTAATGTCTTTTTGGCATTTTTGTAACTCTAATACCATGTCTGGAGTAAATTCATACTGAGCTCCAGCTATTGGTATGTTCTTAGACCCACGGTAATAATAAGATTCATTAACTGGGTTTTGATTAATGAACTTGCTTGTTTGCTCTACCACTAACTCATCCGGCATTAAACGATCGTTTAATAAAGAATCTAATATGTCATTTTCAGTCTGTAAGGCAATTTTTTCAGTCGAATTAAACGGCTGTATTGTTGTTTTTTGTTTACTTAGAGTGGTGGTTTTTTTGGGTCTACCTCTTTTAGGTTTATTTTTTGATCCTTTTGGACGACCTCCTTTTTTTGACTGTTCCTCACTCATTTCCGACATAATATATGCTATTTAAGGTCGGTTATTAACGATATCCAAAAAGGTAGATCTTAATAAATCTACTAACGCAGCTTCATCTTTTGCTGTTGTTGCATTAAAAATACATACACGCTCTCCTTGTAACGAATAACCAATTATAGAAAAACAACTGAGATATTCTTCTGCAATTGAAGACAGTTGTCCAATTTCTTTAAATTGAGCTTTACGGTCAGCTAACATTTCTGCCTTATGTCTATCTACCGCTTGTTCGACAATATTAGTAACTCGAGCTTGTTCTGCTTTAGATGGTTCAGAAAAATTCTTTTGGGTTTTAATTTTAGGTTTAACCAAAGGGCTTTTTTTAGTAAGTTTTTTTGGAACATCCATAAATTAAAAATTGTTATCTAATTCAACTTTGTGGTCTTTAGATATAATTTCAGTACCAATAATTCCGTACTTTACTAAATGTTCTACAATAATTTCAAACGAACTTGTTTGTATTTTTAGACGACCAGGAATAAATTGATTTCCATCATAAATTTCAAAAAAAGTTTCTCCAATGTAAGGATCGTTAATATAGCAAGTGCAAAAAACTGATGCTACACCAGGAGCAATCATAACCGTCCAAGCTCTAGGGTCTCCTATTCCATAATCAGAAAATAACTTAAAAGCTACGTAACCAGAATCTCTTAACCGTTTAATTATATACCCCATTGTAGTTAGTTTGTTAGCCATACAAACTATTTACTACAATTTACTTTACAAGTCCAGAAACAATATACTTCACCTGTGAAGTATAAAATTTAATAATTTTAAGTTTTTGATTGATGCTTATTTGTATAATATCTTCTGCAAAAGACATCAATAACATGTTTTGAATATTTAATGGCAAGGGATCAAGTAATGATTCTCCTTCAAACGAGTTGCTTGTTTCCGTAACAATTTCATTAGTATTGCATTTTTGATCGTCTCCAATTTTTACAAATACCTTTTTATCTTTAGTAAAAAAATACATTTTTTCTGCATCAGGGATAATAGAATTAAATTTTAATATTTCTGAAATTTTAGATTTATTTGTACTAAAATTTAAATCATATTCTAGTTGGTTTAATTTATCTTCACTAATAGATTTTTTGCTAACCATGCAATTTTCGTCGAGCAAATGATATTTAAATGAAAAATTACTATCTTTATATTTGATTACATTGGATTCAATAACTAGCTCAATTTGTTCTTGGTCAATTCCAGAAAACAAACGCAAAAAGGTCTTGCAATCTGGCACTACGCATTTAAAAGGATCATCAACCATGCATGGAGTTTCCCCAATAAAAATAACAGAATTATCAGCAGAATTAACAATGGTTTTTGTAGCCCAACCAGCTTTATAATCAGAAGGCTGAAAATCTAAAAGAAGATTATCTGCAAGCTTCGATGCTGGATTAAGAATATTATTTACAAAATCATTTTTGTTTAAAGTAAGCTTCATTTAATAGTTCGTTTAATTTTTTTAGGTTTTGGCGAAATAGAAATGTTAGCTTTATCTAATGCTGTAGCAATTTTTTCCAAACTAAATGCAATTCTATCTAAAGCTGTAGTATTAGATGGATTAACATTTAATACAGAAGTTTGATGTAGTGGCATTGAGTCTGTTGTAATTTTTGGAGACAGGTTAACTGGAGCCGGGGGAGGAGTATTATATACAGGCTCGTCTGGCAAAGGACAAGAAGCTTCTGCTTCTTGTTGCAACATATGTATTAATCGTTGCTCTTCAGCTTTTTTAGCATTTTTGTATTGTGGAGAGTCAGCCAAAAATTGTTTTGGATCCATTGTAACAATACTTGGTTGGTGTCCTGAATCAGTTTGAGCGCTTTGTTGGACTCGGAGAAGCTCCGAGCCAAACAATTGAGCTATTTGTGCAGCTGCAATTTTATCTTGTGAGAACATAGCAAAAGAATTATAAATCCGTTTTATTAAAAGTCTACATCTAGTTATTACCATTTGTTAGCTAAGCCCGCCAATTACCCCTTTACGGATAACAGCTGTTGCTGACCAAGGGTGTAGAGATTCAATATGATCTGTAACAATACTAAAATCAGAAATTTTATTATCGTTGTACATTTCATCCAAACCTTCGTAAAGCAACCGAATAGCATCTTCAGTGAAAAGTAGATTGGATCCATTCAACTCAGCAAACGCTTGTTCGTCTCTACGTTTGCAGATAATAACAACTTCAGTTGGTACTTTTTTGCGAGCCATCTCCACAATATCTTCAATGTAGACAACATCGGATGGATTAAATTCTACTGTCATTTTTGCAATAGATCGCTGACTATGGCCGTTTGCTGCTCTATCTCTCTTCAAAAAAGCATCCTGTGCTAATTCAAACGAACATGGACACGTAGAACTATAAACATAGTTAACAGTTAAAAAGAATTTATATTGAGTTCCATGCTTTTGGCCTTCAAGGATACAATCATAATAAATGTATCCTTCTGCTTTTTCATGGCTCAATTTGACTCCATCGACAATCTTAAACACTTCGCTATCCGGAGCATTGTCTGGAAGTTCTTTGCGTGTACGCAAAGCTTTTTGTATCCATGGATATTTAAATTTCATTTTACAATATACATCTCGAGAGCCTTGCTTTTTTTGCATTACATCCAAAATATGAGTAATACCGTCGATAGATATATGATTAGCAATTTGCTCGTGCATTACAATAGGAAACCTACTAAGATTTAAACCTTTTGCGTTTGGATTATCTAAAGATCCATACAATGAAACTGAGGTAGTAAGCTTTTCGATGCTACCATCTCTGCGAACAAAATTAACTGGAAGATCAACGCCTGATACACCAACCTTGTTAATTGGTACTCTGCTTCCAGGAATTACCGGATCCACTTGGGGATCCGGTAAGTCACAATCTTCTGGATAATGCTTCTCATCATATTCAAAGTTTAGATGAGGCATGTGAGCTGAATAGTTATTATTATTAATAGACATGCAATTATTATACTAAAATATTACAGATCAGCAAGCAATTTTTTGAGCTTTTCGTCAGTTGATTCATCAGTTTCATCATCACTTTCTGACGATGAAGGGCCGTCAAAAATTTTCTCAATTGTGTTTGACGTCTGAATCGTCTTGGAAGGCTGTTCGTTGCGAATTGGTTG